GCAATGTTTTTGCACGGAAAATAATTGCCATCAACCACAAGACCTGCAGCCTCTTTTGGATATTCAAGCTCAGCGTGCTGAGCTGCTTTAAGCTTGAAGTCTTGCCCCATAAAACCCACCAAAAGGCAAATCATCGTCTCTGCCAAATCGCTTCTGGCAACTTTTCAGCCGCTTGCCGCAAACATCAAGCTCTTCCTTTTGATCCTGTGTTCCAGTGGTGATCTCCTGATCGTTTATATCAAAACAGTCTCCGGGCTTGTAATCGCATTCAGGCCCCTTGTACTTCCACGGACAAAACTCCTCAATTGTGCGTCTGGGGATTTGTATGTTGACTAAATCAAGCTTAGGCGCAAGCTCAAATTCGACAAACTGCTGATTTTCAGATGAGATTCTGTCGATGTACCACGTTTCGACAATTTTGGCGTCTGGGTCAGCCGTGTCATTGAATGTCTCCATGATGAAAGTATCAGAGCCTTGAGTTATGAGGGTGTCGGTTATGTCCGACTCTTCAGAGAAGGAAGAAGCTTGACCATAGTTTGTGGTGTCAATAAATTTGGCAAACGTGCGAATCCGTTTAACTTTTGCTGCCAAGGGGTTGTAATCCGCAATCAAGCTGGTTATTGCGTTATTAACATTAGCAATTCGCATTGTCGGACGAGGCAATGTTCCTTTTGCGGAAAACTCAAAACCGTCAACCTCTACTGGCACTGCAGAATATGTTTTGGCGTCAAACTTAAGATCCTCAGTTAATCCATTTTTGCCTGCATGATAACGATAGGTTTGATTAACGCCGTTTACAGCTTCAGTCAACTCAACCTCAAATAGATCAATGACAGCCGTGGGCGCGAGCTTTAGCAGCTCTTCCGCTAGCGGCTCAAATGCCTCCCATGTAACACCGCCATCAACAAGTTCCTTGGTGATCTTGAAGGGAAAAGATGGCTCTTTATATTCAAAGTCAAAATAATCGTCTCCTTCCTGAGCGTTGCTTCCAGACGTGCCGCCAATTTTGCATTTGAAAGCAAGGGTGTTGCCCTTTGCTGGGTTAGCGCGCACAACATCACCAGCCTCATAAAGCTTTTCCGCTTCCCATTTGTGCAGGACGTAAGGATATGCCATTAGGTCTCAAAGACTTGCTCGAACGTAGCTGTGATTGTTGCGCGATTCAAGTAAGGGATTGTTTTTGACCATTGACGACAGACAAACTTGCTTGCACCACTTTCGCCTGGTGGAGTGAAGTTAAAATTTTCAACGGCTCCTCTTGCGTCTAAAAATGCCTCAATGGTGTCAGCATCAGTTTCTGAGACGTTAAACTCTAATTGGTAGATTTTGGGGTTTTGATTGATTCCAAACTGCGCCCGCTGTTGATAGCCAGAGCCAAACTGGATTGTGCGCACATTTGGAGCGCTGCTTTTTGTTACGCCATACGTCGGCGCAATAGAAGGGAAAGTTGCCATCAGCTAGCCAATAGTCCTCCAGGTCGTTTTTGCTTGATCAACTCAGATTGGACTGCTGCGCCAATAGCAGAGCCAAGCGCTTTTGCACTAGGTTGATCGCCTTGCACATTAGAGCCAGAAGCATCAACGTTCACAGTAACGTTAGCGCCGCCAAAACTACCTGATGGCGCAATGCTGCCGCTCCGACCTGGCGTAAACAGCTCAGGGCCTTTCTCTCCTACAAGATAAGAGCTGCCGCCTGTAACGCTGCCACCATTAGCCCTAGCGCCACCAAAAAGACTACCCAGAATTCCACTGCCTGCCGTAAGGTTTCCGGTCAAATTTCCAAAGAACAACATATTACGAGCAACTTGGAGAATTTGACTAGCAAGATTGTCAAGCAAACTTGTGGCGGCTTGCGCTAGTGAAGTTGTGCCGTCTACTGCACCTTTTAACGCATTAACAACGCCATCAGCAATCGTGTCGCCAATACCTTGATAGATGTTTTTTAACTCATCAGCGCGTTTCTTTTCTTCAGCCTGTGCTTTAGCCTTAGCATCTGCTTGTTTTTTGTTTTCTTCTGTCAAGGTTTTTGTGGCGTCCTGTTGTTCATACAAAGCATGTGTAGCTTGTAGTTCTGCTTTTAACTGGTCGTCGGTTAGTCCTTTTCTGTTTTCTTGGATATTTTCTAGGTTTATTTGACGTTCTATTTGGATGCGCTCTTCATCGGTAATGGCTGCCGCTAAACGGGTTTGCTCTTCTAATGAACGCACTCTTTCGGCGGATAATTTTGCAATCCTTTCAAGTCGCTCTATTTCTTTCTCAGCTTCTCTCTCAGCATCTGATTTTCCGCTTATTTTGCTAGCCTGACTTTTGGGTTGATTTTCAAGTTGTTCAAGTAGCTTTTGCAGCTCAGTATTAACTGATGGGGGCTGAGTCGTTTGTGGTTGCGAAGAAGTTTGCGACTGTTGAAATATTTCCTCTGCTCTAGCAGCAATGGCTTTAGGGTCTCCTTTAAAAGTGCCCCTACCTATGCGCGCGCCTGCTTCCTCCATTGCTTGACGTTGCGCACGCGATCGTTGAAAAAACTCGCTCAACTTTGCAGTCGCTGTGACTGCAGCTGTGATTACATTGTTAATAAGATCTAAAACGCCTTTAATTGCAGGGCCAAGAACTTGGTCGAGTCCCCTTACTAAAGTGGTAATGCTGTTGACAATCCGGCTGATTTGTGAAGAAACAGTTTCCCCCATAATGTCTGCAGCCTGCCCAGCCGCTCCAGTGGCATTTTTTTGATTAAGAAGATTTTGATTAAACGTCTCCAAATCGCCGCTTATTAACGGCATCAAAGCTTTTAAAGCGTCAACAGAACCAAATAGTTTTGTTATTTCAACTTCGCTACCGCCTGTTTTTTCAATAACGTCTTGCAAGAACCCTGCGAACCCCTTGCTCTTAATTGCTGCAGTATTAAATTCAAGCCCTAACTCTTTGGCCCTAGTTGCGGCTTCGCTGGTTGGCTTGAGAACGCTGGCAATAACCTGGCCAATACCTGCAAATGTCGATTCAACCGGAACACCCTGAGCAGTAATAGTTGAAATTGCAGCATTTAATTCGTCAAGCCCAACACCAGCCGCTGCCGCAATAGGCGCCACACGTCCTATCTGACTTGCGTATTGTCCAACTACAATTTTGCCGTCGTTTTGCGTCTGTATAAATCCATCAACAATTTTTGAAACTTTATCTGTAGACAAACCGTATGCGTTCATCACGCTTGTGGCGGCATCAGAAACGGTGGCAATATCAGTCATTCCACCAACGGCGCCTAATACAGAAGCCTCTAAAATTTTTGTAATATCAGCGGCTTTGTCAAATCCTGCTGAAGCAACATCATAAGAAGCTGCTAAAAGCTGGTTGGTGCTGGCTAAGCCTTTTGTTCTTGCTACTACCCCAACAAGCTGTGACTCTAGAGTTTGAGCATCAACGCCAAGCGTTTTGACCGCAGCACGCGCTTTGTCAGCTTCAACAAACCCTTTAAAACCTCCAACCAAAGCGGCTACGGCGCCCGCTACTAAAGAAAGAGGCCCAAGTATTCCTTTGACAGCTACCCCAAGAGATTTTGCACTAGCCCCCGCAACTTGAGCACCTTTACCAAAAGCTTTAAACCCAGTCTCTGCGGTCCTAGTCGTCCCGCCAGCTTTTACAACCGCCTTCTCTAGTTTTCTGACTTGCCTCTCTAATTTCGCAACCTCTTTGTTGGCATCGCGAGTTTCGACTTTAAAGCGAATACTCGTTTCGGTCACAACGCCTCTAGCAATGCCTCAATCTTACCGCCGTCTTGTCTTTGCGCGATCCATTGCTTGCTGTTCCCGCTCACTCTTCAATTCGTAGTACGCAGCAAAATGCACAAGCTCCGCATCGGTCAACTCCGTGCGAAGCCTGCTAAGCGTCATTCCCAATTCGCAGCACAAGAAGAACTCAAAGTTGAGCCAGCTGTCCTGCTTTAGTCGTTTTTTGCTTCGTCGATATCAGCGTCTTCACCAACGCCAAACAAAAACAGCTCTAGTTCGTTCAGCACAGATTCAGGCAGCCCACGTTGAAGCTTTTCCGCATCAGCAGGAGCAAACGCCTTGGTGCCATCTTCAAGCTCAGCCATTTGACACAACATCTGCGTGCTGATGTCTAACGCTTCGTCAGTGCCAGCAAGGCTTTGTGCCTTTTTGCGATTAGCGCGGGTGATGGGCTTGAAAAACAAATCGGCAACCTTTTTGCCGTCTTCGTCTTTTAGCTCAAATTTGCGGCGCTGGTTAAGATCAAATGCCTTAACCAGCAGGTCAACAGTGCGAGCCATTAAAAATTAGCTTTTCACTGTCAAACTATAGCCTTATCACTCCAGGCTAGAAGTGATTGTGCCGCTACTGATAAAGCTACAGCTAGCAACTACAAGATCTCCAACTGTGGAAGTGATTTCCATGTCAGTGATGATGCCTGCAAACTTCAACGAATCAGTTGTCGTTGTGCTGCCAGTTGTAAACAGCTCAAAGGTTGCGTCAACTGCATCAGCAGTTTTGACCACGTCTTCAATGAGTCCTGCTTGACCTGTTGCGTCAGGATCGTAAATAAGCTCAACAGTTCCAGAGCCGCTAATCAGGCTGCCAACAAAAGCGCGAAAAGTGTCACCGTGATCAGTGACGTCTAATGTTTCTTTTGTAACGGTCATTGACCAACTACGTGTGCCGACGACAGTAGCCAAAGAGCCTCCGCCAGTCTCAAACTGGACAGACCCTTGCTCTCCGCGAATGATGGCCATGGTCAGAGTTCCTCTATGAATTCAAAGGTCACACGGACCTGGGTTTGGAAGTAGCCCTCAGGTGCTGCTGAAAGCAGTGCCGCTGGACCTGTTGCAGCGTCGAAGTAAACCCCCGACACGATGACCCTATTGTATAGGTCACGGATTCTCTTGGCGATAACGTAATTGGCTCCAGGGCCAACACCTTTCGCGGAAAAAATGCTGATTACAACAAGGCCGACAATTCGGTTTTGAGAATTAGTTGTAAGCCCTTGCCCTAAATACTCACTTGCTCCAAAACTGACAAGGCATTGCACCCATGACGAATTAGGCGTCGGCTCATACGCCATATTGTGAAACACGACTGGAATGGCAGGGCTGCTCGCTAGCTCTGTCGAAAGCCTGCCTTCGATGGTAGCCCTAATTACATTGAGATCAGCGGCAGCCATCAGCCCATACCTCTAACAATTTTTTGATATTCTTTTTTGGCCCATGATTCAAGTTCTTTGGCAATCAAGTCAGGAAAGCCCGGAACCGTGCCTTGGCGTGTTCGATACTGACCATTCCATGAAGGCGGCAAGTTTGTTCCATAGCAAACCGGCTCTGCGTACTCGACGCGGTTTTCAACAACACCCTCAAACTCTTCTATTTCTGGAATCCAACCTTCCCTAAGCCGACCTCCCGTGCCGTGTTCTAATAACGCTTTTTTTAAAGGAACAGTTTTGCCCTGTACTTTGAAATACATCGGCATCGAATCAAGCTCTTCCTTTGTATACGTACTAAGAGAAAACACAGGCGTTGCTAGCTTTAGACGCGCTGTTGCCTCCAGCGTCGTTGCAGCAACCAAGGTGCTAATCTCTTTGCGAAACTTATCACCAATTTGGTCAAGCCGAATTTTGCGTGCCATCGTTACGCCCTCAAGATTAGTTCGTGAGTAATCGCCGTGTTGTCTTGCTCCGTAGTTTCAACACGAATAATTTGATGCACAATCGTGCTAATGACAACGCGATCTTTGGTTTCTGGGGCTGATGGCAAATCAGTAGCGGCAACCGTTAAACGCTTGTCACCTTGTTGAACAAGCTCATTTACTTCGCGAACGCTTACGCCTTGCAAAACACCTTTTACGTCGGTGTCGCTGGTTGTCTCGGAGATTGCGCCTGTTGTGGCGTTGTAACCGCCGGCAGAAACGTAACGGATCGTCACATCACCGCCAAAGGTTGCGATAACCGTTCCGGCTACTTTTTCAAGGGATTGAGCAAGTCCCATCAGACGCTGTAGACAACGACATGACCGGAGGTCAAAGTAATCGAAGTGAAAATCACTCCTTCAATGCAAGCGCCGTGATGAATGTCAATTGCTGACGGTGCGCCTGATCCGTTCTCTGTGATGCTGTCAGAAGTCATCGCCGCAATCACTGAGTTCTTAAGGGCTTCAACCTTGTAGAACCTGCCGGTATGGGCAGCAGTGTCAGTAATAATCGTCGCTTTTGACGGTGAATAACCGATGCCCATGATTAGCTCCGTCGGATTGCGATGTTGCCTGGTCCGCTAATTCTAAGGCTCGTCAAGTACCTTTCAAACATTGGCGGCACGCGATCAGCGCCAACGGCTCCAGTTTTGTCAGGCGTGACGTTCAAGCTGCCAATCTGGACTTGCTTGTAATCCTCAAGGCCACTCAGCCCAATGCCATCAACGTTGTTTTTCAGGTAAACGGCAAGTTCAATCTGAGCCCGCTTGATTTGATCAGGAATCTCTGTGTCGGTGAAATAATCCTCTGAAATACGAAACGGAAAGCCCGTCGCATAAGTATTGACGTA